CGCATCAGGTTCATCTACAAGCACTCTATCTTTCTTTACTCCTCATGGAGTAGTAGTAGGCGGTGGTAATAACCAAGCTACAGGTAGTTATTCATTTATCGGTGGTGGTGGTGATGCTGGTACGGCTGCAAATCGAAACAGAGCATCAGGTGATTGGTCTTTTGTTGGTGGTGGTAGAGCTAGTACTGCTAGTGGCGTTGGTTCTGTTGTCTGCGGTGGTGGTTATTACAACACTGGGTTTGTTGGAGCAAACACTGCAAGCGGTGATATTTCTGCGATTGGTGGCGGCTTAAGTAATAATGCGTCTGGTTTTGGTTCAATAATTAATGGTGGGTATGCAAATACAGCAAATAGTATTTATGGTGCAGTACTAAGTGGTTCTGCAGGAAATACTAGATCAATTGTTGGATATTCAGTTATTTCACCATCAAACAGTCCAATAAGCGGTGCAAGTGGAAGCTGTCAAATAGCCGTGTTAACAGTTGCCGCACAAACAACTGATGCTACAGCTACAGCTTTAAAAAGTGATTCTAATGCCGCAGGAACAGGAAACCAAGTAATACTACCTAACAACTCTGCTTATTATTTCAAAGGCTCGTGTATTGCCAATGTGACTGGTGCGGCTAACGGTGCGGCATGGTCTTTTGAAGGTGCAATTATGCGTGGTGCTAACGCAGCATCTACAGTCTTAATCGACACCCCATCGGTTAATCATGTAGCTTGTTCTGCTGGTGCAACGGCTTGGGTTTTAGCAATTACTGCTGACACTACAAACGGAGGACTTAGAGTTACTGTAACAGGCGTGGCAGCGACTACGATACGCTGGGTCGCTAAGGTCGAAACAACTGAGGTAACATTCTAATGACTATTCAATACGATAACCTAAACAGCACTATCTCTGCGGTAGGCTCTGCCACCAACATACCGATTAACATCCAGCCTAAAGGCACAGGAGCATTACAGGCGCAAGTAGCAGACTCAACGGCTACAGGTGGTAATGCTAGGGGTGCAAATGCTGTTGATTGGCAATCATTTACAAGAACCTCTGCGGCTCAAGTGGCAAGCGGATTAGTTTCTACTATTTTAGGCGGTGCAAGAAATACATCTAATTCAACGGGAACTGTAGTAGCTGGCGGCACAGACAATACTGCTGGCGGCACTAATGGAGTTGTTGTAGGTGGTGCTTCAAATACAGCCGCATTAGCCTATGGTTCTGTTGTTGGTGGGCAAAATAACTCAGCGTTAGGTATTTACAATTTTATTGGCAATGGTTTTGGAAATTCAGGAAATTCAACTTCAGCCATAACTACACAAGCAACTACAGCAGTAACAAGCGGTAGCACAGCAGTAACTTTAAGCGGAAGCAATGCAAATATTCGTGTTGGTTTAGTTGTTACAGGCACAGGTATTGTTACTTCTAATACTACAACCCCTTACACCTATGTAGCCGCAATCTCAGGAACATCTTTAACCTTATCACAAGCAGCAAGTGCCACTGGTACTCCAACACTAACCTTTTACACACCCCACGGTGTTGTAGTCGGTGGCGGTAACAATCAGGCAACTGGCGCATATAGCTTCATTGGAGGCGGTGGCGATGCTGGAACAGCAGCAAACCGAAACGTGGCTAGTGGTGCGTGGTCTACTGTTTGTGGTGGTAATAGAAATACAGCAAGCGGACTTGGTTCTTTTGTTGGTGGTAATGGTGGCGATGGTGCAGCTTTCTACCCAAACACAGCAAGCGGGCTTTCATCGGCAGTGGTTTGTGGAACTAACAATACAGCAGCTGCTAACTTTTCTATTATTGGTGCTGGTGTTTCTAACAACAATACAGGGCTTTACGGATTTATTGGTGCTGGAATACAAAATACTGTTAATACTATTGCTGCTATTATGGGTGGTGTTAACGGAAATACTAGGTCTATTATTGGAAACCATGTTTTTCCAGCTTGCAGTAGCCCAATTATAAGTGCATCGGGAGTTTCGCAAGCTGCTTTACTTATTCTTGCCACACAAACTACAGACGCTACTGCTACCGCATTAAGAAGTGACCCATCAGCCGCAGGAACAACAAACCAAGTCATCCTCCCCAACAACTCTGCTTACTTCTTTAGAGGTGAAGTGGTATCAGGAGTTACTGGCGGTGGTAACACTAAAGGCTGGACTATCGAAGGTGTAATTAAACGAGGTGCTAATGCGGCATCTACAGCCTTGGTCGGTGCTCCTACAGTAACATCTAGCTTTGCTGATGCGGGGGCTTCTACTTGGACTATTGCAGTAACAGCAGATACAACTAATGGCGGTTTAAGAGTTACCTTTACAGGACAAGCAGGAACTACAATTAGAACCGTAGCACAAATCCGTACAACCGAAATGACTTATTAACAAAGGAGCAATATCATGGCATTAAAACTATCTGTACAAACCCAATTTGGCGTACCAGCCCCACAAGCCTACGCTAGAATTACTAACTTCTTTGGCACTAAAGACCAAATCCAAGTCCAAGTCGCTATTCATTACGATGAGTCGGCAAGGCATGGCAACATGGCTACGGTCAAAGAAAACGCTCATTACATCAATATGGAAGATTTAAAGGGTGATCTAGTCCCAGCCATTTATGAGGTTCTAAAGACTTATAGCGATTATGCTGGCGCAGAAGACGTTTAGTATTGTATAATCCAAAAAACCCCTATTAAAACGGTAGGCTAACGTATGGCAAAGACTCCAGCATGGACTCGCAAAGAAGGCAAAAACCCTAAAGGCGGGCTAAACGCTAAGGGGCGAGCTTCGTATAACGCCGCAAATCCGGGAAAACCCGGACTAAAAGCCCCCCAGCCAGAGGGCGGATCACGTAAAAAATCGTTCTGTGCCAGGATGTCAGGCATGAAAAAGAAGCTAACCTCAGCCAAAACAGCTAACGACCCAGACAGCCGGATCAATAAATCCCTAAGAAAATGGAAATGCTAAAATGAAAGAGCATTTAACCGAAGGCACTAAACACGTTGTAGATGGGCTATCTTTAGTTACAGTGGTAGGCACACTAACAGATTTATTGCCTGCAGTAGCAGCTTTGTTTACTATTATATGGACATTAATTCGTATTTACGAAACCAAAACAGTTCAAGGGTGGATTAGCCGTGCCAAGCAAAAGTAAACCTCAAGCTCGCCTTATGGCGGCAGTTGCACACAATCCTGCATTTGCTAAGAAAGTAGGTATATCGCAGTCTGTTGGGAAAGAGTTTAACAAAGCCGACAAAGGCAAAACTTTCAATAAAGGTGGAACTATGAAACATTCAGATGTTAAGATGGACAAAAAGGTGGTTAAGAAAGCTGTTGGCATGCATGATAAGCAACAACACGGCGGCAAAAAAACTAACTTATCTGCTTTGAAAAAAGGCGGTTTAGCAGCAGGGCATAAATCAGCTAATGGTGTTGCTTTAAAAGGTAAAACCAAAGGCACTATGGTTAAAATGAATAGAGGCGGAAAGGCTTGCTAATATGAAAAAGAAAATGCGTAAATTTGAAGAGGGTGGCTTAAGCAAAGCCCAAGAAGAATGGCTAGGTGGTGCTGATCGTAGTGACCCTATCATCATGGCTCGTATGCGCAAAGCTGTTCCTGATGAACCAAAGGCTGCACCTAAAGCAGATACCGGTGAACTACGTGATGAGACTGGTGCTACTTCTAAGATCCGTCGCAATACCGAGACTGGCGACCTATACAGCACAGAAGCCCCTACACCTAAAGCCGCCCCAAAAGCAGAAGCAAAACCTGCTGCAAAGGCTGAGACAAAACCTGCTCCAAAGGCTGAAACAAAACCTGCTCCAAAGGCAGAGTCAAAAAAAGCTTCTGGTGAAGAGCCATCTTTCTTTAAAGGCACTAAAGGATATAAAAATCTTGGAGCGTTATTTAAGTCTATGAGAGAAAAAGCTGGTATTACTAGCTACAAATCAGGCGGTGCAGTTAAATCTTCAGCTTCTAGACGTGCTGATGGCTGCGCTGTCCGTGGTAAGACAAAAGGCCGGATGGTATAACTATGCCAAACTACAGACAACCTACTGAAAAAGAAGCGAAAAAGCTTGAGGGCGCTCGCAAGAAAACCTCTGAAGGCATCGAAGCCGAGAAGGATATGTTTTCAAGGCTTATGCCGACTATGGCAAAAGACGCTCGGGACCAGATCAAAGCTGGAAAAGCTATGCGGGAGTCTGTACCTGCTGCCGCTCGTGAGGGCGAGGCTTATAATCAAGCTGGCTTTAATAAAGGCGGACTTAATAAAGTTAACCCTACCCCTTCCATCCCAGCAACACCCGCTAAACAGAATCCTAATCCCGTAGACAAAACATCTAAAAAATCTCCTGCGCAAGGATTCCAAGCAATTCTTGATAAACATACAGGCGGTAGCAAAAGGGGCAGCGATACCCCCGATAATCTTAGAACTGGTGGGAAAGTATCTTCGGCGTCTAGCCGTGCGGATGGTTGCGCAGTTAAGGGCAAAACTAAAGGTAGGATGGTATGATGGCTTCTCGTGGAATGGGTGACATTAACCCATCTAAAATGCCCGGTAAAAAAATCATCAAGCGGAAAGACAAGCCGCAAGATGTAGAGATGTATGCTAAAGGCGGTAAGGTTGGTAAAGGCGGTAGAGCTGGTGCCGGTTCGGCTATAGCTAAGAAGTTGTTACAAAAACCTGGTTCTTTAACTGCGGCGGATATGTATGAAGAAGGTGGCAAGGTTAATGCAGCTGGAAATTATACTAAACCCGGCTTGCGTAAACGTATTGTTTCTCAAGTAAAAGCTGCTGCAACACATGGTACTGGCGCAGGTCAGTGGTCGGCCCGTAAGGCTCAACTAGTAGCAAAAAAATATAAGGCGGCTGGCGGTGGTTATAAATGAGTGGATTAGCAAAATCTCAGCGTTCTTTAAAGGCTTGGGGAGACCAAAAATGGACAACCAAGTCAGGGAAAAAGTCGTCCGAGACGGGGGAGCGATACCTGCCAAAAAAAGCAATCGAAGCCCTAAGCCCGCAGGAGTACGCAGCAACAACACGAGCAAAACGAGCAGGAAAAGCACAGGGGCAGCAGTTCGTGCCACAGCCAAAAAAAGTAAAAGCAAAAGTAAAACCATATAGAAAGGTGTAAAAATGATTACGTTTAAATTAGAAGATAAGGCAGCAGAAGCAATGATGGCAGTACTTAATGCCGGCAATTCAAATGCTTCTTTTGTTCAAGAGCTAAATGTTCAGTATATTGAGCAAACTCAAGTAGATAATATAGTGCCCCCAGAGCCCCCAGTGGTAGAAGAGCCAGCAGTTGAAAAACCCGTTGCAGCTAAAAAAACTGCAAAAGGTGAGTAATGTCTGACACAAAAGACTTTATACAATTGCAGGTAGAAGCGTCTGAGCGTTTATATCAAATGATGCTAGATGACCATAAAGAACGAATTAAAGACATGTCGATGTGGGCAGAAACTAGCGTAAGCCTTATGAAAAAGTTAGACGAACGGGATGCACTAATAGAAAAACTACACGCAGAGATTGCAGCACTTAAAGCTAAGTAAATATGGCAAATACGACAGGCCTTTCAACTTTTAATTTGGATCTTAATGATCTTATTGAGGAAGCATATGAGCGTGCTGGGCTACAGGTGCGCTCTGGATATGACTTTCGTACGGCACGCCGGTCTTTAAATTTGCTTACTATTGAGTGGGCAAACCGTGGTATTAATTTATGGACTATAGAAGAAGGTGTAATTCCATTGGTTACGGGGCAAGCAGTATATCCAATACCAGCAGATACAATCGACCTTCTAGACCACGTTATTCGTCAAAACAACGGCACTGCTAGCACACAATCGGACATTAATATTTCCCGTATTTCTGAGTCTACCTATTCAACCATACCTAATAAGCTAACAAACGGACGCCCAATTCAGGTTTGGATAAACCGACAAACTGCTAATACAAATGCGGTAGCATCTACAACCGTAGCGGCAAGCGGCAACACACCAAGCGTAGCTATTACAGACACCACAATTTATGTAGGCTCAACAGCTAACTTACCTTCTACTGGGTTTGTTTTAATTGACTCAGAAACTATTGGATATACAAACGTAACCGCTAATCAGCTATTAAATTGCGTAAGAGGACAAAACGGAACTACCGCAGCCACCCATGCTACTGGTGCTTCTGTAACAGTACAAAACCTACCGTGTATTAATATTTGGCCTACCCCTAATGCTGGTGGAGATTATACGTTTGTTTATTGGCGTTTGCGCCGTATGCAAGATGCTGGTAATGGTGTAAATATTGAGGACATCCCATTCCGTTTTGTTCCTTGTATGGTTGCTGGGTTAGCGTACTACATAGCTATGAAAAAACCAGAAGTAATGCCAGACAGGGTTATGGGACTTAAAGCCGACTATGAACAACAATGGTTGCTAGCTTCCCAAGAGGATAGAGAAAAGGCTGCTGATAGGTTTGTACCCCGTCAGTTGTTTTACTAATGCCGTCTAAGTATGCATCTGGCAAATTTTCTATTGCCGAGTGTGATCGGTGTGGGCAACGGTATAAGCTTAAAGAGCTAAAGAAAGAGGTAATTAAGACCAAGCTTTATAACATTAAAGTATGCCCAACATGTTGGGATCCAGACCAGCCGCAGTTATCGTTGGGTTTATATCCAGTTAATGACCCAGTAGCTGTTCGGGAGCCAAGACCTGATGTAAGTTACCAAGCGTCTGGAGTAGATATATTAGGCAATATTTCGGGGGGTAGTAGGGTGTTTCAGTGGGGGTGGTACCCAGTAGGCGGGGCGAGTAGTTTTGATACAGCGCTAACCCCAAACTATTTGGTAGCAATAGGACAAATTGGTACAATAACGGTATCAACAACTTAGGAGTAAAAAATGGGATACAAAAAAGGTGCAGATGGCGTAGTTAGCAAGGGTAAAACCGACGCTAAAGTTTTTCCTAACGACGGCCCAAAAGTCATTGACAAGGGCCCAAAGGGAAGCAAAAGCAATCTTAACAAGAACATGAAGTCTATGGGCCGTAATATAGCTCGTTGTGCTAATCAAAGGGGTCGATAATGGCTAAGTTCTCTCAAAAGGTTATGGGCAAAGAAGTTGGTTCAGCCGACGTTTATGCCAAACCGCATACCATGAAAGGTAAGACGATGAATACTAAAGACGCTATGATGGCTGTTAGCCGCCCTCCTGACCCAAACACTTTGTTGGCTAAACAATCAACCCCAGGCGGGCAGAATGTTGCTCGTGTAAGCATGGGCGACCCAGCTCGTGATGGCGTTAAGACTACTGGGACTAAAATGCGTGGTACAGGCGCAGCAACTAAGGGCGTAATGTCCCGTGGACCAATGTGTTAAGGGTAAACCCTATATATGACATATACAGAACTTGTTGCGGCTATTGAGGCGTACGCTGAAAACTACGATACCTCTACTGGGGGCTTCGTAGACAATATACCTGTTTTTGTAAAAAACGCAGAACAGCGCATTTATAACAGTGTACAGCTACCTTCATTACGTAAGAACGTAATTGGGACGCTAACTGTAAACAACAAGTATTTGGCTTGCCCTATTGATTTTTTAGCTTCGTATTCTATAGCGGTAATTCAAAACTACGGCACTGCCACGGAAGAGTACACCTACCTTTTAAACAAAGACGTTAACTTTATACGTGAGTCTTACCCAACCCCGGCTGACACTGGTTTGCCTAAGTATTACGCTTTATTTGGACCTGATACCTCCGCTCCCACTGAATTGTCTTTTATTGTTGGCCCAACCCCTAACGCTGCTTATAGCGTAGAACTACACTATTTCTATTACCCAGAGTCAATAACTACCGTGTCTACAGGGCAAACTTGGCTTGGCGATAACTTTGATTCTGCACTTTTATATGGTTCTTTACTAGAAGCCGGCACATTTATGAAGTCCGACCCCGATATAATGTCGGTATACAAAGGCAGATACGATGAGGCAATGGGGCTTCTTAAACGGCTGGGCGACGGTCTTGAGCGTGGTGATGCTTACCGTGACGGGCAGACTAAACTTGATACTAACCTTAGAGGGAACGTTGTTACATGACAATCCATCAAGGTCAATGCACTATCTTTAAACAGAACTGCCTAAGCGGGTTGGAAAACTTTGCCTCTGGGACTTCCTATGTCTATAAAATTGCTTTATATACGGCTAATGCGGACTTATCTTACGAAACGACTGCATATACGACTTCTAATGAAATCAGTGGTACGGGGTATACGGCGGGTGGTAATACGCTAACTCCTATAGTTCCAGCAAGTTCAGGGCAGACTGCCTACGTGTCTTTTAACAACGTGACTTGGACGGGGGCTAGTTTTACTGCTAGAGGAGCTTTGATTTATAATAGCACTACAAATGCGGCAGTTGCGGTACTGGATTTTGGAAGCGATAAAACAGCTACAAGTACTTTTACAATTACTTTCCCAACGGCTGGTGCTACAACAGCCATTATTCGATTTAGCTAGGAGCAGTTATGCAATCTGAAAAAATTAACGCAGCCGATAATTCCGGCGCATCTTTAATATGTGGCAACAAGATTGAAGAATCTGCTAATGCTACTGGTGTTTATACAGTCACTTGTATGGGCGCTGACGGTCAAACTAAATGGGTAGATACATTTGATAATACCGTTGTAACGGTAGGTAAAGCCCTTTTGTTAAACGCTATGTTTGCTGGCACTACGCCTATTACAACTTGGTATTTGGGTCTAGTTGACGGAGCTTCTGCTCCTACTTATAGCGTAGCTGACACAATGGCTTCCCATGCTGGTTGGTCTGAGACTGTTCCATATAGTAATGCTACTCGCCCTGCCGCTACTTTTACTGCAACTGCTACAAACTCTATTGCTGCCGCAGCTGCTACATTTAACATTAACGCTACGGCTACTGTGGCTGGTGCTTTTTTAGTTAGCAACAATACTAAGTCTGGCACTACTGGCACTTTGTATTCCGCAGGTAACTTTAGTACTGGCAATCGCTCTATTTTGTCTGGCGATACTTTAAACGTAACTTACACAGCTTCTTGCTAAATGCCAACATATAACGTCTCCATTATTGAACCCCTTGCGGGTTGGAGCGCTGGCGCTTGGAGCGAAGGCGTTTGGGGAACTTCGACTGAACCGACAGACACACAGGTATATGCACTAACGATAGCTTCAGCATTAACAGAGACTATTGCTCCATTAGCGGATAAAGTAACAAACGGACAATGGTACCCAGAAGTAATAGAAACAGTTACAGCAGCAGAGGCTATAACCACTCAATCATCTATGAATCAACCAGTAAATGAAGCTGTAACTGCAACTGACACGATTACTTATAACATACCTTGGGCAGCAATTAATACTAGTTCAACACCCAATTGGACGCAAATAACAGTACCTTAAAATAGGATTTATTATGGCATCTACATACTCAACTAACCTAGGCATAGAACTTATCGGTACTGGAGATCAGTCTGGTACATGGGGAAATACAACTAATACTAACCTTGGAACCCTGATTGAACAGTCTATTAGCGGTGTTGTTACTCAAGCAATGGCTGACTCAAATCAAACTATTACTATTCCCAATGGTGCGACTGGTGTTGCACGGAATATGTATATTGAGTGTACTGGCGCATTAACTGCTGCCCGTCAATTAATTGTTCCTACTAATAAAAAACTTTACTTTATTTTTAATAATACTACTGGCGGTTTTGCAATTACTGTTTTAGTAAGTGGTCAGACTGGTGTTTCTGTTCCAGCTGGCAGAAAAGTAATTCTGGTAATGAATAGTGCGGGTACAGACGTTGTAGATGCTACTAACTACTTGTCTGGTTTAACCGTAGGTACTCTAAACGGAATCATTAAAGGTACTACAGGTGTGCTTTCTGCCGCCACAGCTGGTACTGATTATGTAGCTCCTGGTACTGCTACGACCTTTACTACGACTCAAACATTTAATGGCACGTCTTCTACTGCCGCCATAAGAGAAATTAATATTATTGAGCCAGCCTCTGTTACCGCAGTTGCTCCTACAGCCACAACTAACTTCTATATTAATACAGGCGCAGTTCAATACATTACTGCTAACAACGCTAACAACTGGACGTTGAACTTTGCGTTCTCTGCTGGTACTACGTTAAATGCTGCAATGACTACCAATGATTCTATATCTTGCACTTTAATTACTACTAACTCTACAACGGCATATTATTTAAGCGCTATTACTGTAGATGGTACAAGTTCTGGTGTAACAGTTGAATGGCAAGGCGGATCTGCTCCTACTAGTGGAAACGCAAGTTCTTTAGACTCGTACACATTCGTTATTATCAAAACAGGTTCTGCCGTTTACACTATCCTAGCCTCGCAAACCAAATTCGCTTAAGGTTTTATAGATGCCACGTTTATCTAAAATTGGTTCAGCAGCCCTAGCAGCTTTTGGTTGGACTTCGGGTTCATCTGTTACTGCTAGTTATCTTGTTGTCGCTGGTGGCGGTGGAGGTGGTAGTGAAATTGCTACTGGTCAATCTTCAACTGGTGGCGGAGGCGGTGCTGGTGGTTTTTTAACAGGCACAACATCTTTAATCCTAACTCAATCTTACACAGTCACTGTTGGTGCTGGCGGAGCAGGCGGTTTTGCACGAACATCAGCCGCAGTCTCTGGTAGCAACTCTGTTTTTAACGCAATCACATCTACTGGTGGCGGTAGAGGCGGCAATGATGTAGCCAATGCAGCAACAGGCGGTTCTGGCGGTGGGGGTAGAGCGGATAACAACGGTGCGGCGGGTACATCTGGTCAAGGTAATGCTGGAGGTAATGGCGGTGGCGGAGCTAACGGAACTGGTGGTGGCGGTGGCGGCGCAAGCGCAGTCGGAGGAACTGCCACGTCTTCTGTTGCGGGCAATGGCGGTGCTGGTACTGCATCAAGCATCTCTGGTTCAAGCGTAACCTATGCTGGTGGCGGTGGTGGCGGTGCGGCTGGTTCGCTTGGAAAAACCGCAGGAACGGGCGGCGCTGGGGGTGGCGGCAACGGCGCAACAGGAGGCACTGCAACCTCAGGAACTGCTAACTTAGGCGGTGGCGGTGGTGGAGCGGGTGAAAATGGTTCTAGTAGCACGGGCGGTAACGGCGGTTCAGGCGTAGTCATCATCTCCTATGTAGGCGCACAACAATTCGGTGGTGGTGTCGTTACCTCAAGCGGTGGCAACACAATTCATACATTTACTACATCTGGCACATTAAGCCCATTGTCTTCATTGACGGCAAGTTCATTGGTTGTCGCTGGTGGCGGTGGCGGTGGAAAACGAATTGCTGGTGGTGGCGGTGCTGGTGGCTATAGAACAGGTTCTGGCATAACCCTTGATACTAATTCAACATATTTAGTAACTGTTGGTGCTGGTGGCGCTGGTGGTGATGTCTATACCGTAGCGGGCACAAGTGGTAGTAATTCCGTATTTAATGCTATAACTTCTGCTGGTGGAGGCGGTGGCGCTGGATCATCAATTAGCAACGGTGTTTCAGGTGGTTCAGGAGGTGGTTCTTCTGATAGCGGTACGGCTGGTTCTGGTAATACTCCGTCTACCTCTCCAAGCCAAGGAAGTAATGGTGGTGTGGGTAGCGGGACTGCTCCATCATATGGTGGTGGCGGTGGTGGCGGTGCATCTGCTGTCGGTGGCAATGGCTCATCAACTGTTGCTGGTAATGGTGGAGCTGGTACTGCAAATAGTATTTCAGGTACATCTGTAACTTATGCAGGTGGCGGTGGCGGAGGTTCTAATGGTGGTACTGCTGGCACTGGCGGTTCTGGAGGAGGTGGTAATGGAACTTCATCAAACGCAACTCCAACTGGTGCAAGTGCAAATTTGGGTGGTGGTGGCGGTGGTTGTGGTGGTTTAGATACTGGAACAGGTACAACCTTTGGTGGTCAAGGTGGCTCAGGCATCGTAATCATCTCCTATCCAGGCGCTACTCAGCAAATGGCTGGCGGTACAGTTACTGTAGCTGGCGGTAATGTAATCCACACATTCACATCAAGCGGATATCTTGCACCATTATTTAGTGCAAACAACTCATTGCGTTTCCGTGCAAGTAACTCTGCTTATCTAAACAGAACTCCAGCTAGTGCCGGTAATCGTCAAACATGGACTTGGAGTGGGTGGGTTAAAAGAGGAACGCTAGGGACATATCAGCAAATATTTGGTGCTTATATTGGAAGTGGTACAACAGACACAAACTATTTTGAAATAACTTTTTCAAGCTCTGACTTAATCTCAATTACTGGGTATTCAACTGTTTATAGAATAAGTACAGCAGTTTATCGTGATCCATCTGCTTGGTATCACATTGTTGTTGCGTTAGATACAACTCAGGCAACAGCAGGTAATCGACTAAAGGTTTATGTTAATGGTTCTGAAGTAACTGCTTTTGGTACATCAAATAACCCAACACAAAATACAAATCTTGGTATAAATGGTGCTTATCCTCATGGTATAGGCGCAATTCCAGCAAACGTATCATACTTTGACGGCTACATGGCAGACATTAACTTTGTTGACGGTCAAGCCCTAACACCAAACAGCTTCGGCACATCTAACGGACTCGGTGTCTGGCAACCTATCCGCTACGGCGGCAGCTACGGTACTAATGGATTCTATTTGCCGTTTACAGCAAACACAGAAAGTTACGCAGGGTTCTTTGGTGGTAGTGGATATAGCATCGAAACTACAGCTACACAGATTATCCCTGCCACTGGCGACTTCACTATTGAGGCAATGATTAACTTTGGTTCATTGGCAAGTTACCCAGTAATTGCGTGTCAAGGAACCGCTGCTGTTTCGGGTAGGTCAATATTCCTTGTTAACTCCGATGGCACGTTAAATTTACAAAACAATTTAACCAGCATTAACTCTGCTGCAGGAGCAATAACTACAAACCGTTGGTACTATGTTGCAGTTACAAGGTCAGGAGCAAATTCTGTTTTGTACATAAATGGAGTTCAGGTTGCTACAAACTCTACAACTTTTGGTACTATTCAAAATACTACTTTTAGGATTGGTGTTGACTTTAGTAGCGATTACATCAGTTCTGGTTATGTGTCCAATGTCAGGGTATCCAATGTTGTTCGCACTATTTCGCCATCAACCGCTCCGACAACAAACTTCACTAATGATGCAAGCACTGTTCTGTTGACATTACAAGGCGCAACTGTTGTTGATAACAGCAGCAATGCTTACGCTTTGACAAACAACGGTCCTGTAACATTGGGTAAGACATACCCATTTGCTTACAAAGTATTTAACGACCAAAGCCCACAAGGCAACAACTGGACACCTAATAACATCAGTGGAATTACAGGGTCTACACTAGACATTATGACAGATGTGCCTACGCTGACAAGTGCTACTGCGGCTAATTATTGTGTAATTAATCCGTTAGATGCACAAGGAACAGCAACACTTACAGATGCAAACTTAACGCTTGCATCTTCGTCAACCACACACAGAAACAGAAAAGCAACTTTTGTTGTACCAAGCACAGGCAAATGGTATTGGGAACTTACAACTGCATCAACTTCTAGTTCATCGGTAATTCTTGGATGGGGATTACAAACAACAACAGCGGCTACTGATTCGCAAGCTGGAAATGCAAATACTTGGATGGCACAAAATGATGCTAACCAAGATATATTTAACCAAACAACAACTGTTTTAAGTACAGGAAGTGCTGTAGCTGGTGGCAGTATTAGACAAGTAGCTTATGATTCTGGCACAGGCAAATTATGGTTTGGTGTCAATAACACTTGGTATAGTTCAACAGATTTAACTTCGGGCAATCCAAGTGCAGGAACAAATGAATGTATGACTTTATCGGCTGGAAGTTATTTCCCAACAATAACTTGCTATAACCTAACTGCAAATGCTAACTTCGGTCAAAGACCATTCGCCTACACCCCACCATCAGGCTTTGTAGCACTAAACACATTTAACTTACCTACTCCTACGATTGGTGCTACTGCATCTACAACAGCGAATAAGTATATGGATGTAACGCTATATACAGGAAATAGCACAACTAATGTAATTACAAACAGCGGTTCTATGCAACCTGATTTTGTATGGATAAAATCAAGAAGCAACTCACAAAATAACGATTTATTTGATAGTGTTCGTGGTGCTGGTTATGTTTTATTTTCAAACGCTACAAATGCCGAAACAAACAATACTGCAAACTTTACTAGCTTTAATAGTAACGGGTTTAGTTTAGCTTCTAATGGTGGTGACACTAATTTTAGTGGATATACCTATGTAGGTTGGCAATGGAGAGCATCTAACGCAACAGCCGTAACCAACACAGCAGGTTCTATTACATCTACAGTAAGTGCTAATACAACTGCTGGATTTAGTATTGTTACTTATACAGGTAATGGCACAGGCGGTGCTACTGTTGGACATGGGCTTGGTGTTGCTCCTAGTATGATAATTGTTAAGCGTAGAGACAATGGTTCTGGCGGAACAAATTGGTTTGTATATAACAAATATTTAAATAATGGCACAACCCCAGAACAATTTTATTTAATACTGCAAAGTACAAACGGTCAAGGTGGTGCATCAAATGTTTGGAATGATACTGCCCCAACTAGCACAGTATTTTCAGTTGGAACAAGCGTTGAAACCAATGGTAGTGGTGGAACTCTTGTAGCCTACTGCTGGTCAGAGATAGCTGGCTTTAGTAAGTTTGGCTCGTACACAGGTAATGGTTCTACGGATGGAACTTTTGTGTACACAGGATTTAGACCTAGGTTTGTATTAGTAAAAGAATCTTCTAGTGCGGGCAACAACTGGGTAATTTACGATACTGCACGGGATACTTTCAACGAGTGCAGTAAGATTTTATATCCAAACGCATCTAATGCGGAGTTTGATGGGTCAACTGTTAATCTAGATATATTATCAAACGGTTTTAAACCCCGTGACAACTGGGGTGGGAATAATAGTAGTGGCAGCACTTACATCTACATGGCATTTGCCGAATCACCCTTTAAATACGCTAACGCTCGATAGGAAAAAACATGGCACACTTTGCAAAAGTCGAAAACGGTTTAGTAACTCAGGTTATCGTTGCCGAGCCAGACTTCATTTCAACAGGCGCACTGGGAGACCCAGCATCTTGGGTACAGACTTCTTATAACACCCATGCCAACCAGCACCCAGAAGGAAGACCGCTGCGTGGTAACTACGCTGGTATAGGGTTTACCTATGATAAACAGCACGATGTCTTTTACCCACCAAAACCTTACCCAAGCTGGTCAATAGATCAAGAGACATGGACTTGGAAAGCGCCAATCCCATATCCAGGCACAGGTAAACCTTATACATGGGATGAGGGCAATAACACTTGGGTTGAAGTTCAACAGCCCTAAAAGGAACGGTGCAGCCAAGTGAGTTATGTCAGACGAACTGGGGTTATCGGTTGGTGCCAAGGGTATCAGCGAAGGGATTAAAACTGGGCGTGAAGCTGGGCGGGAGATCGCCAAGAACATTGAGGATGCTCAGAAGGAAGCGGTAGACATAGCAAAAGCGCAAGCGAATGCAAGAATTCGTGAGCGCAGAGAAGCAGAGTTTAAGAAAGAGCGGGCAATATTTAAAGCCCTTGATGAGTACCGACACCGCAAAAAGATTTCGGAAGAAGAGTACAAATTAAGGGTGGAGTTTATAAAGAAGTACGGTACTAAAGAGTGGGACAAAGTCATTCAGATTAAGAATGAGATTGAGAAGATAGAAAAGGCAGACAAAGAGTACTTTGATGCTGAGTTGTCGAAGGTTAGATGGGTGCAGTTCTGGTGCTTTTTGGCAGCGGGCTGGATTGCTTATTACATAGTATGGGGGTCTAAAAGATGAATATGCAAGACATTATGAAGGCGGTTATTCCGATTCTTGTAGCCTGTATAGCGTGGCTACTCGGTCAGGTTTCTTCATTCCAAGAGCGCCTTACTAAGATAGAGGGCAAGATGCCAGCCCTAATTACCAACGAGGGCGTACCCACCGACAGCCCATTGTCTGCTGAAAAACGCCATGCCTTAAAAGCCGAGCTACACCGAGATATTCAAGACCTCCATGTGCGAGTCAAACTCTTAGAAGAAAGAGGAAAAAAATGATTACCCTATTTACTACCCTTATATCGTTCCTATCGGGCGGACTGCCCAGCCTATTAGGGTTTTTTCAAGATAAGTCCGACAAGAAGCACGAGATGGAAATGGCTCGTTTGCAGACTGAACGGGAACTACAGATGATGGAGAGAGGATTCCAAGCCCAAGCCCATGTAGAAGAAATTAAGACCCAGCAGATTGAGATGCAGACCCAAGCCCAAGAAAGGGCGTCTTTGTATGCTCACGATATCGAGATTGGTAAGGGTGCTTCACAGTGGGTTACAA